CTCAACTCCGGATAAGAATTACGAACTACAACAAACCTAGAATACTTGATCCCATCACGAGGACTTTGTACTTGATTGACAGCTCTGATCATAATCTCTGCTGCACATGCATAAGATTTGCCAGATCCCACCGGCCCCATTAATCCTCTTACAAAACTTTTATCATTTAAAAATTTCCAAACAGTAGGGGATGTACTAAAGTCTAGATTTAGATTTGCTATTGCATTACTCATTTGTGATTGCCTTTACTATTGATTTAATTCTACTGTCATTTTCTTTTTTTCTTTTAAAGACTATATCCCTATAATCTTTTATATTCTTGCCACACTTTTTTGCACACTCACGATCACTCAACTTTTTCTTGAGCATCGCTACTTGGATCTGTTCCACTTCCTTGTGGTTCATTAACCTCAACATTCTCTGCCTCCACTATTTTAGGTTCTTCCGGCCCACTCATATTTATTTGTACAACACTTGGTCTATCTACATCTTGCTCTGGTTCTAATAATCCAGATGCTTTAGCTAATACTCTTAACACTCCAACTTTATCATGCAGCTCTACTTCTAACTGTGGCCCCATCTTTGTCGGTGTTACTTTAATTTTTTTTATAGCTTTGATTGCTGACTTTGAAATATTTTTAGGATCTCTAATAGTAACATTACCTTCATCATCCCAATCCATTATCTCATCAATATTCGCAGTAGCTATATCAATCAATTCTTGAGCAACATTATCTTTGTTATGCTCAATGACTTCGGATTTTCTAATCCTCCTCTGAACCACTCGGACACCACCGAAACGATCCAGAGGGGGTTTTATAATCCTCTTTTTAGTAGGGGATTGTGTCATCCATTTCTTCCTTATCAGCTTGTTCAGCTGCTAGATTGACAGGGGGTTCATCCTTATTCTCGAATTGAGAAAAGAATAAAACAGGCTCACCTTTTCCATAATCTTTAGTAGGATCTTTTTTATAGATCTTTGTATCTACTCTTCCTGGAACCGGAGTGTATTCCCTTGTATCTTTATTGTAATCAGCACCAGGCCAAGTTTCTATAATTACTTCTAATCCTTCTGGAATAGATGCACCTTTATAAAACTTAAATCCTCTATTGCTGTGTGTTGGTTTTGTCATATATTTCCTTACTTGTTTGTTTCATGTTTTATTTGTAAAAAAATTGTGTGATATACCCCTATAGATATACGCACCCTGGGGGAGAAGGGGGTACACTTTTTCTAAAAGAAAAAGGCCCAAGTTTCTGCCCTGTATATTTACAATCTTCTACAGTACAAATCATATACGAACCTTTAGGCTTTGTAAATAATTCTATTTCCATGGCATCCTTTTCTTATTGGCTAGTTTCTTAATCATCTTCTGTATATCTAGCCTGGTATCATTACCCTTATCTTCCTTAAAGAATATAGGCTTAAAGAAGTAGATAGTACCAGGACAATCATACCTATTATCCTTCCTCCATTGTATTGTGGTTCTGATCTTGGCAATGGCTGTATCCGGATGCAATCCTTGATTTAACCAGCTCTTCACTAATTCTTCTTGCTTAAAATCGTAAACTTTATGTTGTCCAAATATTTCTCTACAGAATTTAACATAACTATTCATAATTACTCTACTGCTATTAAGAATAGATATATTGTTAGATGGAGTGTTATGTAGTCGCTCTGAAGGAATATCTACATATTCAGTAGAGGGAATATCTACCTTGTTAGTATCTTTCTTATTATTCACTCTAGGGGAATATTTACTATTACTGTTTTTATTCATAAGGGGGCCTTTCGGAATAGTTATCTTCTCTTCAAAGGATCTATCATTTACTGTAGCTATAGCCTTCGCATCCTCTTCCTTAACTTTAGGATCAAACACCATAAAGTATTTGTTACCTTTTAATCCAGGATGTTTCTTTGCATATCTTATGTAACCCCATTGCATTAGTTTCTGTATATGCTTGGACACAGTTGATTGGGTGATATGTAAGTTTCTAGCAATAGTAATTTGATTAGGCCAACACACACCGGTTCTTGATGTGTAGTTACCTAGACAAGCCAGGATCATAAATGTTCTAGGATAAGTCTTGAACCTAGGATCTATGACAGCTCTTTGGGGCAGCACACAGAATGCTCCAGGTGTTTTGCCCTTACCATAATCTGCTTTCTTTTTTGTCATTCATTATCTGGTTCTGCTTTAGACTTTAATTCGGCCTCAAGTTTGCCAAAATCTGACCACAGCTCTAATCCTAATTCCTTCTTAATATTCCAGCAATTAGTCTTATCTCTTTTTAATCTTACATGATGAATGATAGTTGTATGATCTCTGTTACCACACATTCTACCTATTGCAGAATAAGATCCATGAGTGAGTGCATTGCATAAGTTTATGAATATAGATCTAACTCTTACAATCTCTGAAAGCCTACTCGCAGATTGTATAGCAGCTGGTGTCATTTCATAGTAATCACACACAGCCTCAAGTATATCTGAAATCCATACTCGTTTAGCTCTCTCGTTTGGTTGAGGTTTATACTTATCTCTTCTCTTCAATACTCGCAGCTCATCCATGATCTTATCTAATTTACTTTCAAGATAGTTGATCCTTATCTTCGTATCATCTGGCTGTGTTGTTCTTTTAATTTGAACAATAGGCATCTTCTTATTTACAGTTACATACTCAAAACCTTTAGGTGGTCGCATTACATTATTTGGAATTTTTGTCATTCTTATCCTCCTTCTTTTTTATTGGAACAACTTTAGCTCCAGGGTTTAGCAGCTCCTGTAGATCTTCTTCTGTTAGATCTTCAATATCAATATCTGTTAGATCTTTTCGTTTTGTTTTTTTTCTTTTATTGATCATGTCAGTAAGCTCTTTGAGTAATCTCTCGCAGTACCAATGGGCCTTACCAATGTCATCCCTAGTACCTTCAAGAGTTTGTACTTTCTTACCAGCTCTGAATGTGTATTTAGCTATATTAAACTTACAGGCCCCAAGTATCTCTGCCTCTGATAATTGTGAGAATGTAGCATCGCAAGTTTCTATTTTGTTATCTTTGTAGTGATCCGGATTTATTTTATCGGCCATTACTTATACCTCCCATGATTTGTTTTTTGATTTGTTTTCTCTTCGGTAATCCAAATTCCAATACCTCGCTGATCAAAGTAACCATAGGGATCCTCTCTTTTTTAGCCTGGATCTTTAGTTTACTCTTCAAATCTGCTGAAATATTAAGGAAAAGTGGGGTTAATTTAGGTTGCATATTTTTTTTCCTTTTTATTAATTTAACTCTTGATATTTATATATCGCATATATATATTTGGTATATGAACAATATAAGACCAAACAACAAAAGGGGGAAAATGGCATTTAGAAAAGATAAAGATGGCTGGGTTAAATTAAAATCTGGTTTAGGTACTCATTGGTATCACAATTCTCAATACCCAAATTTTTTATGTTACAGATTAAATGTACCTGGAACTTTATATCCTTGGGGTATTAGATCTGGTAAAATGGATAGCCAGGGTTTTGAGTTTGATAACAAATATGATTGTGAAGGATTTGCTTGTGCTGGTAAAGCCGGTGCAACTGACCATGCAAAAAAATATCAAGTTAAATATAAGGAGGCTGCGTAATGGCTAATTATTATGTTCTAAAAAAAGAAACTTTTGGTGGTTATAAATTTGATGACTTTTATACAATCAAAAAAGATAACAGTAGAATATATGAAAGAAAAAACAAGGGATACAAAGTTAGAACTCTGACAGAAAGATTTGATAATGATAAGGATGCTGTCAATTTTGCAAAAAAGTATTTTGTATCTTTAAAGAAAAATCCAAAACCAATTAAGATAAAAGTATATGGACACAAATCACAATTACTTGGTTCTTATATTTATGGAAAAGATAAACCATTAAAATTTACAGAAAAAGAATTATGGGATGGTGATGGTCATTGTAATAAAGATGGTACACCATGTATGAAAGCACATATCTATTATTGGTATTTAGAAAATAAAATGTGGGATGAGGCCAGAAAATGTATAGGTCATAATATACCAAATAGAAAAGCACATCTTAAATCTAAAAAAGAAATCTTTGGATCTAAAAATGATTTAACAGCATTGCAAAAGTTTAAATTAAAACAAAGGAGGGCAGCATAATGAATAAAAGATATGTAGGCTACACTAGAGTTAGTACAGATAAGCAAGGTAAGGAAGGTTATGGATCTGCTGATCAATTACAAACTATTAATGAGTTTGTTAAGAATGATGAGCTGCTGCAAGTATTCCAGGAAGAAGAAAGTGGATCTAAAAATGATAGACCACAATTAACACAGGCCCTGGAGTTATGTAAAAAAGAAAAAGCAACTTTAGTTATTGCTAGACTTGATAGACTATCTCGTAACCTGGCATTCACAGCATCACTTATGGAAAGTAAGATTGAGTTTGTTTGTTGTGATATGCCATCAGTAAATAAATTTACGATACAAGTTTTGGCTGCTGTAGCTGAACAGTATTTAGATACTTTAAGAAAGAATACTAAATCTGCTTTGGCCCAGGCAAAAAAAAGAGGAGTTGTTTTAGGTAATACTAAAAACTTAAAACAAGCTGCAATAAAAGGTAATGCTAAAAAGAAATTGTTAGCAGATGAGAAAGCTAGATCTGTTAATAACCTTATAGTAGATCTTAAAAAGTATGGTGTAACTACATTATCTGAAATTGCAAAAGCTCTAAATGCAAGAGGAATTCCTACAGTTAGAAATGGTGAATGGTATCCTTCTACTGTAAGAAATTATGTAAATAGATGTTCTGTTAATGTTCATCTATAATAGAAACAATATGTGTCTAAAAGATAAACTATACAAGGTCATTTAGACACCAATTAAAAAGGAGTAAAGATGATACAGTTGATTAAAAAGTATAAAGAGCAAATCAAGTTTGCTGCCGAGTGCATAACATTTCTTTTAATGTTAATTGCAATTTATTTATTTACTATAGTTATGTGTGCGTTGTCAGATAAGTGTGCATCATACTATGGAATGATGGGAGGCATATAATGAAATTAACTTCTTATGCCAGAAGAGAGATAGGATCTAGCTCTATCCCTAATTTAGTTTTAACCGATCAAGGTTATATAGGTTTCAGCTCACCGAATGATGAGTTGGAAAAGGCAATCAATGCCTTACAAGGACAGGAGGCTACAAATGACATAGCTAACTTACCTAAAGTTAAAGCTGGTACTATTTTAGAACCGGCAATACTTAAACTATTCCACGATGAACTAAAGATGATTTGTGCTGAACAAGGAAAGCTCCCTTTAGATATAAGTGTTCCGGATAAAGCATACTTCTATGAGGTTGATGGTGGAAAAATAGGCAGCTCCCTGGATGCAGACATGCATCTTGATAAAACTTTAAACTTGATTGACCATTCTAAAAGCTCCCACAGCTTGAATGGTAAGGGTGTGATTGAGATTAAAAATTATTCTGGGGCTGCCTCTGATGATGTATCTGAAATTTATAAACTCCAGGTACAGGCCCAACTCTTAACTACCGGTTATAACTATGCCATCTTGGTTAGGTTAGTTAAGGGATGGGAGTTACAATGGTTTGTTTATAAACCAAATAAAGAAATACAAGATAAGTTAATTAATGCTGCTGTAGAATTTTGGCATAGAGTTGATGGTATCATGCAAGGTGATAAGCTACACTACGCAGCTGCTAATACAAAAGAGGCATCAAGGATCTTCAAAGGTAATGGATCTAAAGATGTAATTAACTTTAATAAAAATAATGAACTACCACAATTAATAGATGATTATCTATCTGCTGATAAAGCAATCAAAGCATCTAAAAAAATCCAGGACACAGTATCAATAAGAATGAAAGAGATCCTGGGTGAGCATGAGAAAGCTGAATGCCAGGGATATATGATTAATCATTCTACTTATGAAAGAGCTAAAACTAAAACAATTAAAGTTGAAGGTGCAGCTCCTACAGTAACTAGAAGGTTTACCATAAAGGATATGAATGGATGATGATCCAAGAAAATACTTTCAGATTAATGCCTATCTATTGGCAAGAAAAGAAAGTGCCAGGAAAGTTAGAAACAAGATCTATGAAAAGACCGGTCTTGAACTTGAGGTTCCTTTTGTTGAGGAGCTTATTGAGTATGTGGCTATGGCAGCCATTGAAGGTCTTAAAATGCAAAATCAAATCTTCACAATACATGTGGACAAAGGAGT